GAAATACACGTGTAAAGAAAGCAAATCTCATAAGTACTAAAGGTTTAAATACATTTCTTGTATAAAAAGATGTTAAGTTTGTAATAAAGTTTTCTTCTAACCTTTTAACAGGAAATACACCTTTATCAAATGGATTAGGTACATCATCACCCCAAGGTTTTAAATATTTAATAAATTGTTTTGTATCATATAAAAAACTTTCTTCTTTAAAAACACCTGGACTAAGTTCTTTGTAAGGTCTAAACATTTTACGCATTGCTCTATCTACTAACCTATAATCAAGTAATGGTGCTACATTATCTACCATTTCACTAAACAAAGAAGCTGTCATAGCTTGCATATGTTTACCATCAGCAAATACTGCATTACCATCACTTATAATGTCATAAGCATTAAAACCATCAGCTGTACTAGGTAGTGTTTTACTACCTGTAGCAGTACCATAAATTTTCATTTTCTTTTGACCTTCAAATATTTCTGAAACAGCTTTTTCAACATATTCCCAGTTACCACCTCTAGCTTTTACAAATGCTAAGTCTCTTAAAGATTGTTCACTTGTAAATTGTCTAATAGCTCTTTTGTCCATTCCGTCTATTTTTGAAAACTCCTTTAATATCTTGTTAGCTTCTAAAGCATCATATCCAAGTATTTGTAAATGAGAAGCAAGTTGTCTTCTACCTACTTCTATGTTATGTAAAGGTATACCCATATCTGGAACAACACCTAACGTTTTTCTAAACCATGGATTGTAACTAGAGTTAAAGTTAGAACTAAATCCTAAGTATCTTTCAAACTCTGGTAGTTCTAAATCTGGCATACCTGCTTCTTTGTATGAATATTTAAGATGTCTCATTCGTGCAACACTATCCATTTTGTCTATGATAGGTTCTGTTAACTCATCTACTCTAACTAATCTTTTTGGTGACCTTTTACCTTTTCTAACAGGAAATATAGTTTGTCTTACTCTTCTTAAATTTTCACCAGCAAAGCTACCAAATGTTCTATAAGCAGCATTAGGGTTAATTCCTGTTTGTCTAAGTATTTTATTTAATGTTAAAGAACCTGTCTTAGGTAACATACGTCCAGGTAATGTATAAGGAATAACTTGTCCTATTTCGTTTTTAATTGCATAACCACTTGAACTAATCATATCTCCAAATATACTTTGTACTTGTTTCCAGTCAGTTGTCTCTGCTAACTCATCTCTAATTTGCATAGGTAAATCTCTGGTTATTGAATTAGTATCAATTAAAAATACATTATCTTCGTCAGCTATTGCTTTAAAGAAGTTTATATTTTCTGGTTTATTAAGTATTTCATCTGCAGTTTCTTGATAAAACTTAGGAACTCTACCAAATAAAGTAGCTTCTCTTTTTTGTTTTTTAAGAAACTTTTTAGTTTGTCTATAATCTTTTTTATACTCTTTACCTTTAATAAACCTTCCATCTTCATCTACGTATTTAGACATATTACCTGTACCAGTAACACCATCTATTTCATCACCTACTGATTTAAGTATTTCATCAGCTTGTGCTCTAGGAGATATTTTTATACTTTTACCAGTTTGTTTAATTCTACCTAACTCTACTGACTCTAATGCTGGATTAACTCCTCTTAATCCTCTGCCTAGATTTTTAAAACCTTTTACACCTTTAGCAGCAAACAACTCAGGTAGTAATTGATAACTAGCATCTACAAGACCAGACATAACATGAAAAGCTTTTGTGCCAGGTTCATAGACTTCTGCTGCAGTTATCTTACCTGGAGAGTATTCCATTAATATATTTTTATTAGCCCATTCAGGTCTGTAATAATCTTGTTTTGTTTGTCCTGCCCAAAAATATCTTTGTCTTGCTCTACCTGCATAAAAGTTTATCTTGTTAGGATTTTGTTTTGATAAGTAATGTATTTCACCATTTTCATCAAAATTTTTAATAGGTTCTCCTATATTTTTATATATAAAAGCAGATGCTTCTTCAGGTGACATATTATATTTTGTTGTTAATTCTATATAGTAAGGAGTATTCTCTGCTTTAACAGCTTCTAAAGTAAACTTAGTAGCTCTATCAAAGTTTAATGGTTTGCCTTGTACAACATTACGCCACATAGCAGCAAGTACAGGTTCACCACCCATTTTATGTGCTTCGCCAACCATGTCTATATATTTTTTAATATTATCTATTCCACCTAGTTCTTCACCTAAACCTTTAACATTTGTATTAGACAAATCAATTTGTAATAAATTTTGTGCTTTTTGTTCTGAGTATCCTTGTTTTAATAATTTATCGTATTCACGTATATCTCTTAAGTATGCTTGTGACCTACCTACTTTCATAGGTTGTCCAGGTGATAATGCATTTACAGCAGAACCTACAACAGACCATTTACCTGATGGACCAACTGTTTGAAAGAAAGCATCTAAAGCAGCAAATGCCCATACACCATATTGAACATCTCCTGGTTTAGCTCCTCCTGGTGCAAGCCCACCAAAAACTAAATCCCATACAGTCATCTTCATATTGTTTTCTACAGATTCATAACTAAATGTATCTTGTAATTCATTCCATAATTTGACTTCATCATAAATACGTGTGTTAACTACTTCTTGTGCAATCTCTTTATTAGCTTCATAATCAACATTTATATCTTGCATAGCCATAGGTACTGCCATATCAGCAGGTATCTCTGGAAATGTTTCTACTAAATCAGTTAGATTTTGTTCTATGTTGGTATCTTCTAATAAAGGTTTATATTGGTTTTTTTGGTTTTCGTCTCTTTTTGTACCTTTTAAATAGTCATAGTAAGAGTTACGGTCATATGTAAAGAAACCCATTAGTTGTTCCTATTGTTTATTATTTCTAAAACAACAGGAGATGGGTTTAATTCGTATATTGCATTCAATACTGCATCTACATTATCTTGTACTTTATTAGGACCAGGTCCTTCACCAAAAGGAACTCCTGCTGTACCAGGTTCTCCAGGTCTTTCTGTTGGTACAAACACGTTAGGAGACACATCCATAGTTTGTGCAACAGGTAATGGTGCTGCTTGCTGTTGTTCTACAAATGCTTTATTTTGTCCATAATCAGCGTCAGGTAATCTTCTAAGAGGTTGTTTACTATTTCCTGGACCACCATCAGTTCTTTGACCACCTTGTGGTGTAGCTACTGCAGCTGGCTTGTTTGGTTGCCTATATCCGCCTCTACGATTCTTTGCCATTATGAAATTCCTTTGTTATCAAAACAATTACTCCAGGCATAGGAGTTATTATCTCTAATACATTTCCACTTAATGCATTTAAATCGTCTGTTACACCGTATTCTTCATTTACAATATCCCAAAACTCTACATCAAAATAATCTTGCATTTTTTTATATTCCAAATGCCTGTGCCATCGTTGGTATTCCACCTTGTCCTCCTACTTGTTGTTGCATCATTTGTTGTTGTATCATAGCTTCTTCTTCAGGTGTCATCTGTGGTTCTTGTGGAGTGTAAAACTGTTTCATAATTTCTGTTACAGCTCCAGGATACTCATAGATAGCTATAGCAGCCATCGTAGCTGCAGCATCACCTTGTGCAGACCTAGCTAAAATACTATCAAATAATACTGATTCAGCTTTGTTTTTACGTATACGTTCTTGTACTTTTGCTATATTTTCTAAACCATCAATGTTATCTTGCAATGTTTCTACGTCTATAACACCTGCTTGTAATAATTGCAATCCAGTTACAATTTTCTGTGGTTCATCAAAACCAGCCATAACTCCATAGATACGTCTAGTCTTGTAGTCACCACCAATATCAGCAAGTGGTTGATAGTTTTCTGCAAATGCAGAACCATTAAGAAAACCTGCCATAGGTTTTTTACTAACACCTGTAGTGTAAGATAACACAACATCCATTTCTAAACGTTTCTCATCCATTTGCACCATAGCGTTTTTAATAACATCTCTATATTCAGATATCATTAATGACATAGTGCTGTTAAGTTCTGACAAACCAGCACCAGTAACAAAAGAGTTAGGTGACT